AGATTATTTAAACATAGATTGTTCAGTATCTGATAAAGTTTCTGGCACTCTGTCTATAATGGAGATAACATAAGATGGCTTTTATAGGTAAAAAACCAACAGACGCACCTTTAACAAGTTCTGATGTAGCAGATGGAATTATTACTAATGCTAAACTAGCACAAGATATAATTTCAGCAGACACAGCTTTAGGTGCAGCACCAGCAGACACAGATGAATTCTTAGTGAGTGACTCAGGCGTGTTAAAGCGAATGGATTATTCGTATATTAAAACAGCATCTGCTGTTGTAGATTTATGGAGAATAAGTGCTACTGCTACTGGAGAACAAGACCCTATTTCATCTAATTGGGAAAGAGCAGATGAAGATGGAGCTGGTGTGATAGGAACTGGAATGACAGAAAGCTCAGGTATTTTTACATTTCCATCAACAGGAATTTGGAGAATAGAATTTCTTGCTTATTTTTATTACAATGGCGATAATAGAGGAATAACTTGCGATCTTGAAACTACAACTGATGGAAGTAGTTATGATAGAGCTGCATCTGCTGCTGTCTTTATTCAACAAACTTCAAGTAATAACACTTATAGTGGTGGGTATTGTACTTTTATTATGGATGTAACAAACACAAGCACTCATAAAGTTCAATTTCATGCTGGAGCTGCTAGTATCAATGTTTATGGAGCAACTAACGACAACGCCACAATGGGTGTTTTTACAAGATTAGGAGATACATAAAATGGATAGAGATTATTTACAAGAGGCATTACATACTTTTAATGGTGGTAATTGGTATGGTTGGAAAACTCATAACGATAGTGGAAATAAAATTCCAAATAAAGATCGTATGCAGTATCAATATATTAAAATTATTAAAGAAGGTGCAACTATACCAAGTGAAGCTGATGTAAATGCAAAGATACAAGAATTAAAAGATGAAGAAACAACTAAAGCAAATACAAGAACATCTGGCAAAGCTAAATTAAAATCAGGCGATGCTTTAACCGATGCTGAAATATCAGCATTATTTGGAGATTAATTTATGGCATATATAGGAAAAGAACCAATAGTAGGAAACTTTCAAAAGTGTGATGCAATTACTGTTGTCAATGGACAAGCAGCATACACATTACAAGTAAGCTCAACAAATGTAGTTCCTGAAAGTGCAAATCATATGTTGGTTTCACTTAATGGAATTTTACAAGCTCCAGTAACTTCATTTACAGTATCAAGTTCAACACTTACTTTTGCTAGTAATTTAGCAACAGGCGATGTTATAGACTTTGTAATCTTGTTAGGTAATGTTCTTGATCTTGGAACTCCAAGTGATGGAACTGTAACCAATGCAAAATTGGCACAGGATATTATTTCTGGAGAAACAGAATTGGCAGTAGCTCCAGCAGCAACTGATGAGTTTTTGGTTTCAGATGCTGGTGTTCTTAAAAGAGTGGATGCGTCTTTAGTTGGTAAAGGAAAAGTTTTACAAGTAGTTCAAACACATAAATCAGATACAACATCAACTACATCTGAATCTTTTGAAGATATGTCTGGTATGACTGTTGATATAACACCATCAGCAACAAGCAGTAAAATTTTAGTTCTTATTTCTTTAGGTGGAATTGGATCTGCTGTTGGAGTAAGCACTCAAACTATTAAATTAGTTAGAGAATCTACTTCCATTTCTATTGGAGACGCAGCTAGTAGCAGAACCAGAACATCTTTTTCTACTGGTCCAAGAGGTGATGGAAATCACATGACAAATGCTCATTACTCATATTTAGATTCACCATCAAGCACATCTGAGCAAACTTATAAACTTCAATGGTTCACACAAAATGCCTCTGGTGGCACAACTAAAACTGGCTATCTTAATAGAACTGGTGGAGATAGTGATGATGATAATGCTCCTTATTCAAGAGGTGCATCATCAATAATAGTAATGGAGATAGGAGCATAATGATAGATATAGCAACAGCAATTTTAGCAATTAAATCAGACGCACAAATGACTATTGATAATGAAGATGTTAATAAAATAATTTGGCATGATGGAAATCCAACAAGTATTACTAAAGATCAAATTATTACTAAACAAGCAGAACTTCAAACTGTTTATGATAATAAAAAATATCAAAGAGATAGAGCAGAAGAATATCCATCTATTAAAGATCAACTTGATGACATCTATCACAATGGAATTGATGGTTGGAAAGCTACTATTAAAGTAACTAAAGATAAATATCCAAAGGAGTAATCAATGGCAATCAATGTAGCCAATAATAACTCTCTTGCTAGTATAACAGCTTTACCATCAGCAGTTTCTGGTGGTGCTATGACTTTATTAGAAACGCAGACTGCATCAAGTAGTTCTACAATTTCTTTTACAAGTGGAATTGATGATACCTATGATGAGTATGTGTTTAAATATTATAATGTTCATCCATCAGCAGATGGAACACATCTTCAAGTAGGTTTTAGAGATGGCAGTACAGCTTATGATGCAACTATGACTACAACTTTTTTTAGAGCTGGTCATGCAGAGGATGATGGAGAAACTTATTTAGCTTATAGAACAGATAGTGATTTAGCACAAAGTACATCAGCACAAAGATTAGGAATATTCATTGGTTCAGATAACGATCAATGTTGTAGTGGAGAATTAAAATTATTTAATCCATCTTCAACTACATTTGTAAAACATTTTATAGCAAGAACATCTAATACTTACTATGTAGATTATCATCAAGATGAATATATAGCTGGATATTGTAATGTAACTGCAGCAATTGATGGAGTTCAGTTTGCAATGAACTCAGGAAATATAGACGCTGGAACTTTCAAACTTTATGGAGTTTCTTAATGGCATTAGTTAAATACAACAACAATTCTATAAGTGCTATTACAGCAGCTTCTAGCTTAACTTCTGGTGCTATGACTTTAATTAAAGAACAAACAGCATCTTCAAGTGCAACTATTAGTTTTGTTGATGGAACATCAGATGTAGTCTTGGACAGCACATATCCTATTTATTTATTTAAGTTTATTAATGTTCATCCAGCAACTGATAGTGTTCATTTTCAAGTAAATTTTAGAGATGGTGGTTCATCTTATGATGCCACAAAAACTTCATCTGTTTTTGAAGCATATCATCTTGAATCAGATGACTCATCATTAGCATATAAAGCATCTAATGATCTAGCACAAAGTACAGGAGTACAACGTATTACATCCAATATAGGAAATGATAACGATCAATGTGGTTGTGGAGAGCTTTGGCTTTTCAACCCAAGTTCTACTACATTCGTAAAACATTTTATAGTTAGATCAGTTCACTATGGTAATCCAGAAGTTTATGTAGAAGATTATTATGCTGCTGGTTATTGCAATGTAACTGCTGCTATTGATGCAGCACAATTTTCAATGTCATCAGGAAATATAGATTCTGGCACAATTAAACTCTATGGAATTAAGGATAGTTAATGGCTTTAGTTAAATTAAATAATAGAGGTGTAAGATCAGCTACTACCTTTGGAAGTATTACAGGATTAGGTAGTATGACATTTATTAAAAAGCTAACAGCTTCTAGCTCTGCAACTGTATCTTTTGTAGATGGAACAAGTGATGTAGTCTTGGATGATACTTACAAGGAATACTTATTTACATTTAAAAATATTCATCCATCAGCCGAAGCATCTTTTGGAATAAATTTTTCTATTGATAGTGGTTCAAATTATAATGTTGCAAAAACTACCACATCTTTTTATGCTTACCATAATGAAGCTGATAGTGCCACAACTTTATCTTATAGAACAGCTTATGATTTAGCACAAGGCACAGGTTCTTCACCTTTAGGTGGAGATACAATGAGTACATCTAATGATGAGTGTGGAGATGGTTTTTTACATTTATTTAATCCAAGTTCTACTACATTTGTTAAACATTTTATTTCTAGATTTACGCCACATTATCCAGCTTTTGCAATGGATGGATTTACTGCTGGATATGGGAATACTACATCAGCAATTGATGCAGTACAATTTTCAATGAGTTCTGGCAACATAGATGCTGGAGATATTTGTTTATATGGAATTAACTAATAAGGAGAAAACATGGCAAGACATCATTTAATCAATGGAAATGTAGTAGCTTTCACAGCTGAAGAAGAAACAGCTGCGGATAATGCTGAGACAGCTTGGAACAATGGTGCATACGATAGAGCTATTGCTAAGTTAAGAGAAGATAGAAATAGACTTTTAGCTGCAACAGATTTTTATGCTTTATCAGATGTAACTATGTCTGATGATATGAAAACATACAGACAAGATTTAAGAGATCTTCCAAGTGGTAAAGATACATTGGATAAAGTAAATAACGCTACCTATCCAACTAAACCATAAATTAAAACACAACCAATTAAGAGAGGTACACTATGAAGGTGCTACTGATTATGATTATATGTAGCGTAGTTCAAAATGAGTGCTTACCTCCACATCAAATGCCAACCACTTATGAAAGCTACTATGATTGCTTACAAGCTGGTTATAAGGAGGCAACAAAAAAACAAACTGAAATAGGTAAAACGGATACTAATAAACATCAAATATATATTAGGTTCACTTGCAAAGAAGCGTATGAAA